CCAAAGGTAGGACTATCTAGCATTTGATCGTGTGTTGCTAAATTAACATTTGTCCAATCATTAGAGCCTGCACTATCTTCTCCTAAATCAGAAGCATTCCCATAAGATAATCTAAATCCATTTGTACCATACGTTAAACCACTAGCATCTTTTGGAATCCAAACTCCATTTTTAGTTTCACCAAAAGAATCAGGGTCTAAAGCAGTACCATCAATCATAATAGTTTCGGCAAAATATCCATCAAGATGCTCTGTATTAGTAGGACTTCCACCATAAGAACTTGTGCCTATACATTGTATAGTATTATTATTTACAGCAGTATTTCCAGATACACTAGCTGTAGCTATTTGCGAACCATTTACATATAATGTTGAAGCGTTTGAGCCTTGTTTCCATACTATATTGTACCATGCACTTGGATCACGAAAAAGATTATCAGGTGTTAGAAAATTAGCATTTGCAGAACTTACAATAAGTTTATTTGCATTATAAAATAATCTATAAAATCCATCTTGATCGCCAGAACTTCCTGCACTATAAATATGCCTTGTTCCAGTACCCATTTGTGCTAATTTAATCCATGTAGAAAATGTCCAAGTTGCTCTGTTTCCTGCACCACTAGGTGTTCTATGTAAATAACCATTATTAGTGTCAGCTCTAATACTATTAGCTATTTGATGGGTATAGAAACCTGTTGCACCTGCTGCTGTTGGTTTTTGCCAGAGTTCATTATTAAACATTTATATTTTCCTTATGCAAATGCAAGTTGTGGTGCTCCTAATTGAATAGAACCAGATGCTTTAACAAAATATGGTATAATGTCAACGGCATTAGTTGCTGTAGATATTGTTAAACCACTACCACCTGCTGTTTCATAATCTGTTCCTAAACTTAATGTACGACTTCCTGTCCCATCTTGAATAAATACAATTATACCAGATTGACCTGCTGCTTCCGTACTTGGATTTGCTAATGTAACATTACCAGTAGCCGTTAATATAAAGTTTTGATAAGTAAAATCTAATGTTGTTGAACCAGTAACACTTGCAGTTGATGTACGACCTTGTTGTGCTGCTGCCCATGTATTAGCTGCATTTAACTTACATATCGTACTATCAACACTTATTGTTACAGTATCAGTAGCACTTGCTGCTGTATCTATACCAGTTCCTCCTGCTATATCTACTGTATTACCATCATTAATTGTTTGATTAGAACCACTATCACCAGATAATGTCCAAGAACTCATAGAACCTGCTGATGTACCTAATTGTGATAACATCTGAAAAGATGTACCATCATATATTACAGATACAATAGCATCTTCTTCTATATCACCTGCTGCAATAGCTTGATCATTTTTCTTTTTAATATTTTTAGTACCGAGCCCATTTACATTTAATGTTGATGCACCAGACGAAGCATTTGCTGCTTTAAAGTGAAAGACTTGTCCTGCAACATATGCTGTTACTGCTGGTGTTAATGCTATTGCATAAGCATTTGCACTACCACTATCACTCGCTTGGAATATTAATCCACCATCTTGTATCTG